CGGCCGAAGCCGTGTGGGGCAGACTGGCACATTCAAGTTCGACTGCAAAACCCGCGAATATAACGGGCGGTATTTCACCGACATCAATTGCTGGGCATGGGATATAGATGCATCAGCAACCGCCGGTGGCGACCCGTCCCTCCCCATATAGTACCATCAGTCACTTTGTTTTCACTCATTACATTACTATCTTAATTTATTTGGTTTGGAGGAATCCGACAGCGGTGAACGCTCTCGGGTTTCTTTTTTTTGTTAAAGCCACTATTTTTTTTATATTTGCGGGCGTGTTCAGACTCGTCAATAAGGATGCCCAATGGCCTCCGCTCTACGACCATGTGGAGCGGAAACTTGCTACTGTGTCTGACAAGGGTTACGACAAGGTTGGCGACTTCGTGCTCAGGGACGGGATAGATCTTATCCCGCAGGAGGGAATGCAGGAGAACATATGCAAATGTGAATCCAACCTGATCTTCGCCTGCGGCCAGGCGACCTCGGGCAAATCCTTTTCTTTGTTCCTGAAGGCACTGCAAGGCGTCGGCGTCCCCAATTATACCGGTCGTCTCATCAACGTCAGAAAGCTGGATTCTGCAAAGGGTACATCCATGTTCAGGGACGCATCCCTTTGTTGGGGGCAATTCTCTAATTGTCAGGTGACTACGGGCGAGTTGCCCACATTTGCATGGCCACAATGGAACAATGCGATCCAGATGATCCATGCGAACTTCAATGCGGACAATCCCAGCGAATGGGAGGACTTCATAGAATACATAAAGAAGCAGCAGGCGGCATTTATCGCCGGGGACGAAATCACTGCCATCGAGCAGTTCAAGATGTTCTCATACATCTTCTCGAGGAACAGGGACTCCTCCGGAATAACCCCGCAGTTTGTCGCGACGTTCAACCCGAAGCACGATCACTGGACTACCGAGATGCTCGTTTGCGGTGGTTACATCGACACTGAGACCTGGTACATAAAGCCGGAAATGGACGGCCGTGAACGCTTTTTCTATATACAGGGAAATACCCCTCAGTCCATCGTCTGGGGTGACACTAGGGAAGAGGTGGTCGCCGCGGCCCATATCAAATTGAACAAGGACGACATCGCTGCCGGTCTCAAGGAAGAGGACATGGTAAAGTCTTTCACCCTGTTCACGGGAACAGCTGCTGGCAACAGAAAGCTTGTGGCTGCCACGAAAGGACAATCTGTCGCAAACCTGCACAATGTCGGAGGTGACCAACGTGCCGTTTTGGCAGAAGCGTACTTCGGAGAGATCAACAGCGAGGAGCAGAATGTCACCAAACAGATGATGAGGGATATCCAGACCAACCCCTATGACGACGACGAGGCCATGTACGGGACCATGGACGTGTCTGGCGGTGAACTGGACTCTGATGATAACCCCTTCATAGCATGGAAGGGACACACGGTCGTCGGGATTGAGTTCTTCAGGGGTGACCCCAAGGAGCTTGTCGACTGGATCAGCCTTCAGTTGGAAAAGTACAACATCCCCATGTCGAACTTCGCTTTCGACGCCACGGGAATCGGTTACTACCTGAAGGCATTCACGTCAGGTTGGCCTATGACGGCGAACAAGACTCCCATGGCCGAGTACGACGAACAGGGCAACCAGGTCCTCTTCGAGCGGTATTTTAATCTCCGTTCCCAACTCCTCGGCAAGATGGAGGTTGCTCTGAAAACAGGCAAGATATCGACCACTTTGGACCTCAACATGCGGATCAAATACGGGAAAAAGGGCGCGACTCGCCAGCTAATAGATGTTCTCTACGACGAATCCAATGTCTTCCGCACATTGCAGAGGAACGGAAGGATTTATTACAGAAGTAAGGACGAGTACCGCGCCCGTTTCCACGCCAGCCCGAACATCGTCGACGCGATGTACATAAGGATGATCTTTGACCTGGACGCAAGACCAAAGAAGAAACCTGCTCCTGAGATCCCCGATGACGCTTACGATGGATTATATAATAGGTATGGCGGGGGACGCTCCGCCGTATGGATATAACAATAATCGCGATTATGAACATCTCTACGAATTTCAAGAAGAAACCCTGGGTCCGGGTTGTCCATCCGGACAAGGTGAGCGGGACATTCCGCTCTTATTACAAGCCCCTCCCTGGAAGCACCATGGATTTGGCTTACATTCAGTTGACGGCTGCCGATTTCCTCAGGGAATTGAATCCTGCGGCCCACCCCATCAACTCCCGTTACATGTCTACCCGTCCCATTTACAAGCCGAGCGGCAAGAAAGACGCCAATGGCAAAGAGGAATGGGTGATTGACGGATATGATGAGCTCGAATCCGTCGCTCTCGGGTGGCAGATGTATCTTGTCGGGAACAAGATAGCGCATATGACAGGCGGCGGCGGGTTCAATCTGGCCAATGAGTCAAAGGACGATAATTCCTATTCGGAACTGTTGTCGTGGATAGATTACGCGGGACTGAATGACGCATATACGGAGGCGGTTTATTATGCGGAGCGCGAGGGCGATTCCGGATTGCTGCTGTACCAGACTAAGGATAATGAGATAGAGTGGGAGGTATACGCCACGGAAAAAGGCCACACCATCTTCCCTCAGGAGGACGAGAACGGCGACCCCATATATTATATACAGTATTGGAAAGAAGACAAGGAGATGTGCGACATCATATCGACGAAAACCCGCGAGACATGGGTCCATGCCGACAATGACGATGAGGCCAATATCCCCTTCTTCGATAAAATACAGAGAATAATAGGTATAGAGAACGGCCAGCGCAGCGAGGACGGATGGACTTTGGTGTCTCGCAAGGACTCACAGGTGGGCAGCGATCTCAACCAGTTCATATATTTCCGCGTCCCTGACACTTGTTGGGGTCCCGCCGAACTGTCCATAGAGGCGCACGAGAATGCAGCGTCTTATGTCGCGAACGAGGTTAAGGATTCCGCATTCCCTATCCTTGTCGTGAAATCCGAGAAAATCACCAACCTTCCCCCGAGCGACATCAATGGCAAGACCTTGGCAATTAAGGGCACATCTGACACTTTGGCACATAGTGATGTCAAATTTGCAGCCCCCGCTGACGCCAGCAATATTGCTACCGTCCATTTCAAGGAGCTGAACGATGACATAATACGCACGACTCAGACGGCTGTGATTACCCCCGACATCATGAAGCAGGGCGCTGACTCGTCAACCGCCATAAAGATCCTTTTCCGTCCTGAAATCCAGTGGGCCAAGCAGAGGTGGGTCCATTACAGCAAGCCAGTAAGGAGAATGATAAAGGTATTCAAACGCCTGGCAGGTAAAGCGGACGGGGACATCAACAAGTTCGAAGACCTTCGTGTTTCAGTCTGGTTCGAGCCATGGATTCCTCAGAATGAACAGGAACTCACCGCCATTATCCTCGACAAGGTTTACGCCCGTACACTGTCACGAAAGGCTGCCCAGAACGAATTCGGCTCCCAGTACAGGGGTGATTATGAGCAGATAAAGAGGGAATGGGAAGAGGAGATAAGGATGAAGGCGGAGATCCCCGCTCAGATGGAGGCCAAGTACGGGACTTCAGGCAGCTACCACGAGGACGATAACCCTAACACGCCCAGAGTCAGTGTCACCAATCAGGCATTGGGTAAGAGCATACTGAAGGACTAAAAAAAGAGCCGGGCGCACTTCACAGCGCTCCCCGCCCCATGTAATCTTGAGAAAAGACTTTATCGTTTCGCACAAATATAAGAAAAAGGGGCAATAAACAAACAAATTTTATGCCATAATTGCATAAATTTAAAAAAGTTGATTAAATTTGTCGCAAAAGTAGATTTTACCCATGAAAAAGAAAATTGCAGAAGCGCTCAAGACGAAGTATAAAAGCTTTGGATTGAGCAACGAGGCTTGGGACCGGATCGCCTCAGCAAAAGAAGAGACAGTCACCAAAGAAGAGGACATTGAGGCAGGCATCTCGGATGTGGCAACAATGGACTTGATCGCCAAAGAGTTGCAGAAGATGCGCGACTCGGAGATCCAGAAAAGGACCGACCTGCAGCGCGAACATGACGACTACAAGGCAAAACATCCCGAAAAAGACCCTGACCCCGACCCTGACCCTGATCCGGACCCGCAGAAGCAGGACATCGCGAAGATTATCGCTGAAGCAGTCGCAGCAGCCGTCAAGCCAGTCAAGGACGCTTTCGAGACGTTCAAATCGCAGACTTCCGCGAAGGAAGCGAAATCCGTAGCTAAGGAGACCTTCTACGCCAACAAGTGGACCACAAAGTTCAAGGATGAGGCCGACGATGCTTGGGAACGCGCTTTCGAGCTGAATGAGGCGAAAGGAGGGAACATGACCGCCGACGAATTGTCAGGTAAGGCTACCGAGTACTTCAACAAACTGGTGCAACGACGTGGCGCAGACGCGACGAAACCGTTTGAATCGGAAGAGCAAGGCCAAGGCAACTTTGACTTCTCGTCTCAGGCCAAATACCTCGAGTCGGAAGGGTTAATCCCCCCGAAAGAAAAATAAGTTTAACAAAAGTTGTGACCAATGAAAAATTACGGTAACTCTTTCAACAACGACTCCCAGAGCTACAACGCCGGAAAAGTTCCCATTTGGCTCCATACCGACGAATTCTATCCCGCAGGTTGCACCCTGAACAATCAGACTCAGGGCAGCACCATTCCTGCTGGATCCGTCGTTTATGTTGCGAAGATGGGCGGCGAAGCTACTGTCCTTGCTGCTGATGCCGCAGCTCCCGAAACAGGAGTGACAGGCCTTCTTCTTGAGGACGTCTATATCGGCAATGTCGGCGCTACTGGCACTGTCGTAACCAAGGGTCAGGTGCTCGCAAAGCGCATCCCCTCAATTTCTGCAGCCGTTAAGGCTCTTCTCCCTGGTATAACCTTCGTAAACGAGTAGAATCATGAATCAGTATTTTGGACTTGACACATTGATGGCCTCAAACGGCATCACCTCGTCTGAAGCCTTTATGGCTTACTACCTTCAGGTTCTTTCTCGCCGTGAGGACCAGAACCTGAATGAAATCGGTTTCGAAGAGTGGGACGTCCCCCAGATCGACTTCGACTACAAGATGCTTGAGGTCGAGGATCAGATCAAAGTGATGGCTACCTATGTAGACCTCAACTCAGACCCGATTCCTCTCGGAACCAAGGGATTCAACACCCTCAGTGGTTCCATCCCTCGCCAGAAAGCCCGCTGGGAACTCGGCGAAAACGACTACCGCAAGGAACTGATCACTCTGCAGAACCTCCAGGTCGCTGCAACCTTCATGAACCAGTCCCCCGCAGAAAGCATCAACAACTACCTCGCCAAGCTCCTCTTCGGAGGCCTCTCCGAGATTCAGGACGCCCACATCGGCTCTATCTCCTATCAGGTCGGCCAGATGAAGTCTGTTGGTGCTGTTACTTTGACCAACACCAACAACCCCCGTGGTATCCAGAACATCACCTTCAGCGCTCAGATCCCCCAGGCGAACATCACCACGCTTACAAACACCAAGCGCTGGTTCACCGACGCCAACAAGGCCACTGAAGGTTCTGCTTCCGACCCTGTCAACGACCTCAAGAAGATGGTCCGCGACGCCAAGGAGGTATACGATTCAGTGACCGTCGAGGTTAATGAGGAGTCCTTCTTCGAGGATATGAAGCACAGCAAGTGGGCTATCGCTCTCGGCTATCAGATCACTCCTGCTCTGCTTGTCTCCGCCGGAGTCGACGCCAATGCACAGGCAACTGCCGCTGCTATTGCCGCAACAGCTTCTGACGACGCCATCAAGGCTGCCTTCAAGTCTATCATCGGCGCCGACGAGGTTATCTACAACAAGACCCGCTGCGGTGTCGAGGTTTGGGATGACACCAACAAGAAGCTCGTCCGCAACAAGCTGTGGGCCTTCAACAAGGATACTTATCTCGTACGTCCTTCCGGAAAGGTCGGAATCAAGAAGAACGTTGTTCCTCTTCGTCCCGATCCCAGCGCAATCAGCACTACCATTTTCGGCGGACACGGT